AACACGGGCGGGGCCGTGGCCACCTCCTCGCCGCTCCAGCTCTCCTACATCGCCGCCCACCCCGCTGGGGCCTCGGTGCCGTCCTCGACCCAGCCCTTCGCCTTCAACGGCCAGGACGGCCTGGAGCTTCAGGCGGGCTGGAACTTCGGCATCGGGGCCTTCTCCACGGGCTGGACGGCCACCACCCAGGTACCCATCTGGGACGGCTGCCTGGTCGGCTTCGAGTACTGATCGATCCCAGGGGGTTGTGGATTGACACTAGAGAGTAGAGGGGCGCATCCGCGTCTCTCGTCCAAGGGCCGATCCCATGGCCCGATCTGGACACGCTCCTGGAGGACTCGCAGGCTGAGCGAACACCCTCCAGCACGCACCCAGGGAAGGGGCAGCTCGACATGACCGTAGGCCCACAGATCGGCGACGCGGCCTCAGGCCAGCCTGCGCATCAGGGAGCCCAGCCCGTCGCTCGCGGCGGATACGTCCCAGGCGTGTCCGACCAGCCCACCACCTTCGAGGTGGGCGGCGAGCAGGTCACGCTGGACGAGCTTCAGCGTGGCTACATGCGGCAGGGTGACTACACCCAGAAGACGCAGCTCCTGGCCAGCCAGCGTCAGCAGTACGAGGCGGCGACGCGCCTCGCCGAAGCACTGCAAGCCGATCCACGCGGAACGCTGCTTCAGCTCGCAGCGGCCTCTGGCGTGGACCTCGCGTCGCTCCAAGATCCGTCTGGACAGTCGGCCTACGGCGGCGAGCCAGGCTATGGCCCGAACGATGGCCAGGGCCTGGACCCTGCCGACCCCGTCCATGCGGAGTTGCTCCAGCTTAGGGAGCAGGTACAGCAGATGCAGCAGGCCTACGAGGGGATCGAGGACCACCAGGCGAACGCCTGGCTGGACTCCGAGACCGCCCAGGCTGCCGAGATGTTCGAGCAGCTCGGGATGGAGGTCGACCCTGAGGAGCTGTACCAGTACGCCGCCGAGCGGGAGCTGACCGACGTGCAGACCGCCGCCAAGGCACTCGCCTTCGACCGCCTCACCGACATGGTGCAGGCCCAGTCAGGGCAGCCAGGGCCGCTGCCGCCCGAGTACAGCCAGTACGAGCCTCAAGGGGCGCCACAGCAGTCCCTGGCGCCAGCGGGGCTCCAGCAGGCTCCGCGACTCGGGTCCCAGCAGCGGTTCGCAGCGGCAGCCCAGACCCCGCGCAGCGGGCTCACGTCGGCCTCCCAGCCCATGGTTCAGCCTCCACCTGGCTCGATCGACGAGGCCTTCGCCCAGACCCTCCAGGAGCTGGGCATCACCAACCTCGCCCAGGTGGACATGACGCAATAGGAGCACGCCCATGCCCGCTGCCAACCTCGCCTTCGACACGATCCTGTCGACGACCATGAACAAGTACAGGGGCAGGCTGGAGGACAACATCTTCCGCGCCAACCCCCTGATGTACTGGCTCCAGGAGACCAACAGGGTCGACAAGCAGGACGGCGGCGCCAGCCTGGTCGTGCCCATCATCGCCGTGAACCCCTCGGTCTCGCTGTCCTACACCGACTACGACGCCTTCACCACCCAGATCACGGGCGCCCAGGCGGCCCAGCTCGACGCGGCCAACTACGCCTGGCGCCAGTTCGCGGGCGTGGTCGCCATCTCGGGCATCGAGGAGGCCAAGAACAACGGCGTCTCCCAGGTGATCAAGCTGCTCGACTCCAAGGTCCAGCTCACCGAGCTGTCCATGGCCGAGGCCCTGGACCAGATGTTCTTCCTCAACGGGACGGGCAACTCGGGCAAGGACTGGTTCGGGCTGGCCGCGATCGTCTCCGACGTCAACGCGGGCGCCTCGGCGGGCGGGAACACCTCGGGCTTCATCGGCGGCATCGACCGCACCGCCGCCCCAGGCACCACCATGTGGAAGTCCTATGTGGAGGCCACGGCCGAGGTGCTCACCCTGGCCAGGATGACCACGGCCTACAACACCGTCTCCAAGGGCAACGACCACCCCGACCTCGGGCTCACCACCCAGACCCTGTTCGAGAAGTACGAGGGGCTGCTCCAGCCGCAGGCGCGCTACACCGACATGCGCACCGCCGACGGGGGCTTCCAGAACCTGCTGTTCAAGGGCATGGTCCTGATGTTCGACCTCTACGCCCAGTCGGGGACCATGTACTTCCTCAACTCCAAGTACCTCAAGCTGCTCGGCCACACCCAGACCTGGTTCCGCAACACGCCCTGGATCAAGCGCCACGACATGGACGCCCGCTTCATGCAGGTGCTCTCCTACGGCAACATGACCGCGAGCAACGTCAGCCGCCAGGGCAAGCTCACGGGCAAGACGGCCTGAAGCGACGGAGATCCTGAGGGCTGTCGGGGGCCAGGGGAAGGCCCTCGGCGGTCCTCAGGTGGAAGGAGAAGCCCATGCCCGTCGCCTATGCCGCCAGCAACCGTGTCGACGCCAACCTGTCGGTCCACCCCTCGATCCTGGCCAAGGTCGGGCCAGCCCATGGCCCCTCGGGCGCCTACCGCGCCGTGCGCTGTCGCCTGACCGCCTCGGGCACCTATGCGGCGGGCGGGACGGCCGTCCCTGACGTCGGCATCAAGGACGTCCAGGGCGTGCTGCTGCTGACCGACACCGCCCCCGCTGGGACCTGGACGGGCGTGCCCCGCTTCAACCCCACCTCCAGGCTGCTGGAGCTGCGCACCTTCGCGGGGGCCGAGCACGGGGCCTCGGCGGCCACGGGCCAGTTCGAGGTCATCGTCTACGGCTTCTCGGGGTAGCCATGACCACGGTCAGCGTGATGCGGGCGAACGTCCGCGCCTTCTGCGACGTCGACCAGGTGGACGTGTCGGACGCCGAGATCGCCCGCTACCTGGACGCCAGCTACGCCGAGCTGATCGGCGACGCCTCCTGGCCGTTCCTGCTCGCCCGCGCGATCCTGCCCACCATCTCGGGGACGGCCGAGTACACCATCACCGCCCTGGCCAACGACCTGGAGGCCCACCGCGTGCGGCGGGTCCAGATGCTGGGGCGCGAGCTGCGCTTCATCGCCGCCGAGCAGTACTACGGGATCGTCCCCTACGGCGGCAGCGCCAACACCGCAGGCGACCAGCCGATGTGCTGGACGATCCTGGAGTCGGCCACCCTGGCCATCTGGCCAGCCCCGCCCACGGGTGACGCTCGGGTCATCTATGTGCGCAAGCCAGGGGTCCTGGAGCTGGACGGGGACGAGCCCGAGACGCCGCTGCGCTACGACGACGTGCTGGAGACGGGCGCCCAGGCCAGGGTGTTCCAGAAGATCGGCGACCTGGACACGAGCGAGATCAAGAAGAAGGAGTTCTCCGAGATGGTGCGCTCGGTCCACCGCGACCTGCTCCGCACCCAGGAGACCTCGCCGCTGGTCTACGGCGGGGACGAGCAGCCGCCCACGCTGCTGCCCCCGCTGATGGACTGGAGCTACGTGGTGAACTGAGATGGCAAGGACCCAGCAGCTCGTCGAGCAGTTCAACTTCAGCGGCGGCCTGAACCTGACCAGCGACCCCATCCACGTGAAGGACATCGAGACCACCGACTGCCTGAACGTGGACTTCGACACCAGGGGCGCGGTCAAGAAGCGCCTGGGGAGCGTGCAGCGGGGCTCGACCGACGCCAACGACGACTTCGACTACCTGCTGCCCTACCGCACCCCAGCGGGGGCCTCCAACCTGCTGGTCGTCTCCCAGGGCCAGGCCACCCAGTACGCCGACACCAGCTACGTGCGCTCGGCCATCGCCTCCTCGACCCAGGACGCGAGCGCGCTCAACCACGGCATCGTGGCGGGGGGCTCGGCCTACATCGTCAACAACGCCGACGCCACGCTCAAGATCAACGGGACCACGGCCAGCCGCCTGGGCACGGCGGCGGGGGCCACGGGCAACCACCCCAAGGCCCGCTATGTGACCTTCCACAAGAACCGCCTGTTCTTCGGCCACTGCAACGCGGGGGCCAACCCGAGCCGCGTGATCTTCACGGGCTCGGACGCCAACCCCGCCGACCTGGAGTACTTCAAGACCCTGTCCACGGTCGACTTCGACCCTGACGACGGCGACGAGATCACCGCCATCGTGCCCTTCCTGGACCAGCTCACCGTCTTCAAGCGCAACAAGATCTTCACCCTGCGCGGCAACCAGCCCTCCTCCTTCATCCGCGTGCTGGCCAACCCCGCTCTCGGGTGCGTGGCGCCCAGGAGTGCGTGCGCCTGGGACAAGGGCGTGATGTTCCTGTCGACCCGAGGCGTCTTCAGCTTCGACGGCGCGCGGGCCACGCGCGTGTCGGAGAAGATCGACCCCGCCCTGAACGAGCTGCCCGCCGACACACTCTCGGCCGCCTCGGGCCTGGTATACCAGCAGCGCTACTACCTGTTCGTCAACGAGAGCGCGGTGGGCGCCCACAACGAGACGACCTACGTCTTCGACTTCACCACGGGCACCTGGACCAAGTACGCGGGCTGGGACATCCGCCAGGCGGCCATCTGGAACCGCGTGGGCGGCGACGAGTTCTTCGGCATCGACGACGCCACCAGGGCCAAGCTGCTCCAGTACCGCATCGGCACCGATGACGCAGGATCGGACATTGCCGCCCATTTCGTCACGAAGTGGTTCGACTTCGGCGTGCCCGAGCGGCGCAAGATGGCGCGGCGCATGTACGTCTACTTCCAGGCCGAGGCCCAGCAGCAGGTCAACATCGACGTCTACAAGAGCTACCAGACAGCCTCACCCAGCCAGTACCTGGTCGACCTGGACCCCCTCGGCTGGATCTGGGGCCAGGCCATCTGGGGCACCACCCGCTGGGGCGCGGGCCTGGACACGATCGCCAAGCGGCTCACGGGCCTCGGCACCCACATCACCTTCCGCGTGAAGGTCTACGACTCCTCCGACAAGGGCTGGACCCTGGAGGGCCTGGCCTTCGTCCTGATCCCACGGAACCTGAGGTGAGGCTGTGAGCAGCGCGAGCGTCACCCA